CCATAATCCTCAGTAATTCCTGTTCCATGATCAACAGTTCCATTATCAACGGAATCAATTGTTTCATATTCTTGACCCGAACCTAAAGCAGTACTTTCTAATACCTTAACATATTCAATACCCCATTGATCATACGCAGAACCACTGTGTTTTAATTGCTGGAATTTTAATACTACATTGCTAGTTTTTACTTCTCCTGGAATTGTAACTGTTGTGAGACCAAAAGTGCTTCCAGTGAATCTTGCATCTTCAGCATCAAAAGTAAGCCAAGAAGTATATGTGGTTCCACCATCAGTGCTGTACCAGAGTTGCAGATCTTCATCGGTGTCACAGTTCTCTCCACCATTACTACTAGTACCCGCAATCGCGGTGAATTGAAACTCATTATAATTTGTTAAATCAAGTGGACCTAAGGTAAGTATTCTTGGGTCAGTTCCAGAGATATTACTTGACTGGCGACCAGTAAACTTCCAATATGTTGTTGTGGTGGAATTAAATCCACCACTTTGACCCACTCCATTTCCAGATGCTACAGCACTAATGTTACTTCCAGTATATTCTGAAGTTCCGTTCCAAGGTGCAAGTAGAATTTCTGGTGCTGGAACAGATACAGAATCAACTTTATATGAGAATACTGCTCTCTCATCCTTCTGACCGATCTCAAACAGAGATCCAGAACCAACATGTGATCTGACAAATGCATCAGGAGTAATATGGTTGGTAAGTGTGATACCACCACGTCCTCTCCAATGAGGTAAGAACGCAAAGTCGCTGGATTGACCAGCGTTGACAACTGCTTGACCTTTATATGATTTGAATTGACCAGATCCAACAAAGTCTCTAGATCTAGCAGCACCATGACCACCACCACCAATCTTAAAGAGACCAAATGATGGTGTGGTTTGAGTAATTCCTACCTGACCATGATCTGTTACGCCAACAGAAGCACCAGTCAGTGATCCATAATTCTCAACTCTGTCTCCAGCATTAATTGCTACACTACCATTATCAATATCATCAGTTACAAATACTATTGATTCTGTAGTGTAATCATATGTTACACTTTCATCTTTCTCGCCAAGTTTGAAGAGTGATCCAGAACCAGCATAAGGTCTGCTGAATGCATCTGGAACAACATGATTAGTGACATGGATTGAACCAGTACTTCTGTAATGAGGAAGGAATGCAATCTGACTTCCTTGACCTTCCCCATATGAGAAGACATGTTTGGTGAGAGTAAGAGATCCAGAACCAACAAAGTCTCTGGATCTAGCAGCACCGTGTCCGCCACCGCTAAATTTAAACAGACCGAATGATGGAGTGGTCTGAGTAATTCCTACCTGACCATGATCTGTTTCACCAGCAATAGCCTGCTGATTTACCTGCCCATAATCTTCTGAGGTGCCATGAGATGATGTAACGCTACCATTTTCTATTGATGGTTCTAATGTTACTCCAGACTCAGTAGTGTAATCATATACCTTCGCTTCATCACCACTATTGAATCCAAACAGCACTCCGCTGCCTTGATATCCTACTCTTGCAAATGCTTCTGGATTTCCGCCATGGAATCTTAATCCAATGACATCTCTTCTGATGAATTGTCCAGTCGCTATATTTCTTCCTACAACATAGATTTGAGTCAGATCTTCTGTAAACTGTTCTGATCCTCCAGAAGCTACAAAGAGTGATCCAGAACCAGAGTAAGACTTAAATCTATTTTCAGTTGTATTAAATCCTGTTAACGTGAAGAGACCGAATGGATGACTTCCACCGAGATCAATGACATCACCATTGTCAGTTTCTCCACCATAAGTTGTTTCAACAACCTGTCCATTATCAATAGAAGAACCTACGGCAGAGGTTACCTGACCATAGTCAGTATCACTACCATAGGTTATTACAGAATCTTCTGTATACGTTGATGCAGTGCTGCTCTGAGCAGCACCAGAGACACGCAGAGTACCAGAACCGCCAATGTATGGCGCAACCATCCTCTCAAGACCATTTCCAATCTCAAAGAGTGATCCAGAACCCGTCCAGGCTTGTTTCCTTATGACAATTGATTCTACTCGGAGAATAATTGGATCTGGTTGAGCGATGAATATGATAGTAGCAGATTCTTTTTCTACTACACTAGAAAGTTTGAGAATACCTGTAACAGGATATGTTGTTTCAGTAATTGTGATTACTTCGTAATCTTCAAATCCTGTTATCTCATCTGGAATATAATCTTGACCTAATGCGACAATATAATCATCTCCAGGTTCTACAATTAACTCAGAAAAATTCAGACCATGATCCACCGTGGATACGGTAGCATCACCAATGCTACCCAAATCCATGGTGTCATAATAATGAATTTGAGTTGAATCGTAGTTATAAACGTTCATCTAGTTCCTGTCCATGAAAAGGGGGGACATATATCCCCCCACAAAGAAACAATAACAAATGAAGTATATAGTATATATCAGTCCAGGCTGACGTTCAATGTGATCTTGATTTGGTCACCGTTGTTTTGAATTGGGTATGGACCATTTGTGAATCTCTCAGCAAACATGATGCTGCTGTGGAGAGTCAGGTCGCCAGTTCCATCAAGAGCAGGAGTGGTGTGGAAAGTGTTAGCATCGGGTACTTCAAATACGGTATATGTACCAGCAGTTGAAGTTCCAGTGGTTCCTTGAGCGATGTAAATAACATCACCAACAACCAGACCATGAGAAGTAGCACTTACTTTGCTGTAGGTGAGTTGGATTTCTTCGTCAGTAGCAGTCTGAATGTTATCAGTCAGGTTGTTATCAAGATAGATAATTCTCTGCAGACGATCAATACCAATGATCTTAGTTCCAGCAGGAACAGCGTTGTTGTTACCAACAACTTGCCCAACTGTAATATCATCCATGATACCAGAAACGTTAGGCAGAGTGATGAAGTTGTTACCAACAACACCAGCACAAGGATCAGAGTTAGTTCCTTTTGTCAGAGCTGTTCCAGCAGAAGCAGCGGCAGCGTCAAGAACACCGTGAATGGAAAGAGGCATGTTGTTTGCTCTTGCCAGGTAGTAACCATAAATGTTACCAGCAGCAGCGGTGAATGTGAAGACTTGCTCAGGATATGTAGCAGTTGTGACTCCACCAGTGAAGTTGATTGTTCCTGAAACAGCACCACCATTGGCAACAGTCAGAACAATAGTAGAACCATCTACTCTAGATACTTTAGCGCCAGCGCCAATACCAGTACCAGAGACGAGGTTACCTACGCTGATTGTGCCAGTTACACCAGAAACAGTGATGGTGTATTCTCCAGAAGTACCTGATCCAGTACCAGAAGCAATAGGATCACCAGCGGTGGAGATTGCCCAACGGTTACCATTCAGAAGAATACCATACATGTTAGTATAGGTCTGATCTGCACGGTTATCAGTTGCTGTAGGATAACCAGTGTTGGCAGCAGTACCATATCCATTGGTATTGCCGTCAGCATAAGGCTCGTAATAAGCGGTTTGTGAAGGTACATCACCTTCAGCGGGGGTTGTGTTTGATGTGAAAAGCTTAAGAACTAAGTTTCTAGGAATCTGATGAGTAGCGTTCAGCAAATAACGAAGCGACTCTAACTCACCGATATTTGGTACTAAAAGTGCCATTTAAATGATCCTCCAAGGACGGGTTTGATGTTTATCTGTTTATATTTATAATTTTACTTTCAAAGCGATAGCAAAATTTTTGAGTGATACTGTAGTATTTATAACTTCATACTGAATAATGTCTCCAGCATTCAACTGAGTATTCCACCCAGTTAATGTAATGTCGGAGTTCTTCAAAGTTCCATTCAACTGTGGAGTGTTTCCTCCACAAATTGATGTCGCATTAGGGTAGTCAGCAAATGTACATTTTCTGATATCAACCTCTAATGTTCCGATAGCATCAGCAATCAAAATCCATGACTGTATGACACCAGTAACATCAATGGTTAAATAACCTTTGTTACCGTTTGTCATTGGTCTAGATCCATTATCCACAACGTAGTTAATGGTTCTAGTCAGGTCAGCGGTATTCGCTAACGCAATTCCGAAAAATGGCACACTTGTGCTCGCAGGTGCAGTCGCAAATGTAATCTGGTTTCCAGATACTGTATAACCCACCCCAGGTGAAAGAATAGTATTGTCAAGTGAAATGATCAATTGTTGATCATTTAATGCATTATATGCTTCTCCAGAAACTGCCAGTTGAAAAACTGTCTGGGCTCCATCAAACTGAGATGAAAAATCATCCAGAATTAAATTCTGATACTGGACACCTTTTGAGGGCGCTTCGTAATTAAGACCAATACTGTAATCAGCATCAGCACCTTGGGTTACAGTAAAATTTGTCGTATTAATTTGATAATTTGACACTAGACCGTTACTCCTGGAGTTACTGTTGCAATACCCTCAATAAATCTAGTCTTCACACCACTAGCAGAAGTCAAAACAATATCGTAAACATATCGTCTTGGTTTTAGTGCTGTGGTAACTGTATCAGTTAGACTAATCATTAGTATTCCTTTACTTCTATCCACGAAAGTGACAGCAAACGGAGTTGCTGCACTTGAAGTATAATAACTCGTCTTCAATTTAGCTTCTGCAGTAAACCCCAAAAGATTTACAGGATTGCTATCTGAATTCTTGATAGTAAAGCTTGCTGAAAAGTCAGTACCTTGTTCTATCACTAAATTAATTGTAATTGCAGACATGTACTAAAAAAGACCTTCTTTCTTATTTATAAGAAGGTCTTTTTAATTATTCTTCGGTTTCTGCTGCAACCTCATGTTCTTCAACTGGTTCTTGACGCTCTTCGGGTGGATCCATCAGATCCAATGCTTCAAGAGCACCTTTGAGTTTCAGTGCCAGTTCTTTCTTGGTGACAATTTGTGCTTCTAAAGTTTTAATCTCTTCAACTGCAGCGTTGAACTGTGCTGTAAAGTTCTCGCGCAAAGCGGCAGGTTCAATAGTCATGGTATTACTCAAGTTCAGTGTAATTATAGTACGATTTATTTAGTACGTCAAGCACACCGATAATGTCCGCTAATATATAACTGAGCGCCAGACAGTCCATTAGCAGAATTACCAAGCCAAGAGTTACCAGATCCACTTTCGTAAAATCTAAGTAGCCCATTGCTGCCAATGTATATATTGGGCATGGTGTCACCGTTGTTGACTAAACCTGTGTTGTATGAGAAAGAGGCATTTCCACCGTCATTACCAGCAGGATTGTACGGAAATCCCATGATCCCAATCGGATCTGTATTATTTGTTCCTGTCGCACTAATCGTTAGATAAAAATGTACTATATTTCCAATTCTAATATAATCACCACCAGAAAAACTATAGGATGGAGAAGTAAGTCCATTTGTGTAATATGGTGCAAAAGTTCCTTGTTCGTAATGGTTAAAACTTGAGGATGTTTCAGTTACATTTGCAACCGATGAAGATGCTTGACTTGGGAACGAAATAGAATTAGTCTGATCAAAAGTAATACCTGCAGTGGCACTTTGATTAAAGTGGAATTGTATTTTAGCGTCTGCACTAGTAGAAGAGTTTGCATACAATCTCAAACTCTTTGTGCCATCATCATAACCAAGTTGTCCACCATTTGCAATCGTTGGCAGAGCATATTGAGTTATTCCGTTAGAGGTTATATTACCAGTAAACGTGGCATCACCTGTTTTTTCTAGAGTAATCTTGTAATCGTCATAACTTACAGGTGTGTCATAGACTCTCAAATAATCATCGCGAAGAGCAACAACAGTGGATCCACCAGAAGTTTGCTTTAGGACATCGCCTCCAACAAAGGCGCTTGTGTCACTAGTAGTTGCTGTTAGAGCACCAGTAACTTTCAGACCAATATTAGTTTCCCAAACTCCATCAGTATCATTATAAGTAATCGTCTTGTCTGTCGTTCCCTTCAATGTGATTCCACCACCGTCGGCTGTGGCATTAGAAGGAGCAGCACTAGCGCCAAGTTCAATATTCTTATCTTCTACTGTTAAAGTAGTTGTATCAATGATTGTATTACTACCAGAAACATCAAGATTGCCTACAACATAAAGATCTTTGTAAACGATAATCCTTTCGGCAGCATTTGTTGTTGTAAATCTAAGATAAGTATTTGATCCCTCATTAATTTCTAATGCACTTGCTTCATTATCTTTAAGAAGAAGCTCAGTGGCAGAATTTGTGACATCAATATCACCACTAACTTTCAATGTGTTTTGAATAGTTGTTGTTCCAGTTCCACCGACAGCACCAATTCTTACATCACCTTGGGTGATGAATAAGTCAACAGTATTTTGAGATGAAAGAATTTCTCCGCCATTAACTGATAAGTCACCAGAAAGAACAAAGTCATCACTAGCAACATTAAAGTTGGTGTTTGTACCAGAACCACCAGCAACGCCCATGTTAATGGTAGTTGCTGCACCAAAAGCATTGAGAGTAGTTACACCACCATTAAAAAGATTAAGTGTTCCTCTTGTAGACTTGATATATCCACTTCTAAATATTGTCTCACCGTCAGTAACATCTGCACCAATCGTAATTGTAGTTCCAGATCCAAATGCATTAACTGTTGTCGCCCAAGCATTAAAAATGCTTGCTGTTGTTTGAGTGCTAGGAACTCTGATGTCTCCAGATTCCATTGTCAAATGCCCAGTTACGGTGGCATTCTCATCAATCTGTAGAGTATCAATATTTGCAGTACCAGTGATATAAAGATCATTCCATTCTTTTGATGCACTACCTATATTCCATGCTTGAGTTTGATCTGGAATAATATTTGAGTTTACATCAGCATTTAAAACAATGTTATCAGTATCAAGATCACCAAATGTCAGCGTACCACCACTTCCTGCGCCTGCTCTAAATGTAATATCTCCGTCTACTTCTAAATCTCCTTCTACTGCAAGACTAGTGGTTAAACCTAACTTAGTCCCAGATACTTTATAAAATCCTTGTCCAGAAGCCCAATACAAACTTGGAGATGCTTGTGTGCCATCATCCATTCCATGGGTCTGGTTGATTAAATCAACATCTCCATTTACAATTTCATTAATTGCAGGAACAACAATATTAGTTGGTGTCAGCAAAGTTGATGCATCACCAATATCAGTGCCGATGAGGTTAATCATCTGACGCTGTTGCTCAAATGTAAAACTAAGAAGGACTTCTCTAATTGCCATTGGTAAATTTCTTTAGTAACTGCTTGATTTCATCAAGTTCTTGCTTCAAAGTATTTATCTCCGAAACCATCCCTTCTCTATTTGCTTTCGCTTTCATGTAGTTTTCATAATCACTATTATTAGAATTGATCACAGCACCAGTTTTGGGGTCGCGATATAAATTGCTGTGACCTTCAACTTTTATTTTATCCATTATGAATTAGCGATCACACGAAGGTCTTCAATTCTTGGAGCAAGTGCTGGGTTGTCTCCAACAAATACAATCTTGATAGCAAATGATGAGAATGGTTTCAAACTATTGGCAGTATAAGAATACTCAATATATGATTCCAAATCTTCAACAGAAGGAGAAAGTGACTTCAAATTACTTGGTACGATTGACGCATTCTTATCAGAAAGACCAGTACCATTAAAATATTCCCATGCAATGTTAGTAAAGTTTTCATTACTTCCATCAGGACGAATCTTATACATCACTTTAACATTATCATTACTAAACAGATTAGCAGTAAGTTTACAATCTAAACCTGTTGCTGGATTTTCTAATGTAATTTCTTTTGTCAAATACTTAGACGCAGAAGAACTATTAAACTTATCTTCCCCAACAAATAAGAATCCGCCTGAATTTTCTACTGCAGAAATAGTTCTGGAAGTTTGTGGAGATGTGCCAGCTCCACTATCATCAATAATATCACCAACAGCAAATAAATCTGGAGTCGTCATTTTTACCTTCAATGATCCAGTTCCCGCATCCCATCCAATAACAATACCAGATTTGATAACCTGAGAATCCAAATTAGCTGTAGTTCCTGATTGAGTAATTGGATTTCCAGGAACAAAATTACCAATGACATCAATTAGAGTCAACTTACCATTGACCACATCAACATTAACAACTTGTCCAGAAGCACCAGAACCTGTTTGTGTTAATCTAGATGCAGTATCAACAGTATTGATAAATGTTCCACCAGTTGCATTGAGGAAACTTAAGATTGTAGTTCCCACAACATCAGGTGTAATAGCATTAACAGTAAAGTCTGATGTTGTAGGAACTGTCAAAGTTTGTGAGATAGTGCCGAAACGATCCTCATCACCAGTTGGATAGTCCATTCTATTGGAAGCTGTGATAATATTGGCTCTATCCAAATCTAAAACAGGAGATACATGATCTTTTGTAGTTGACATTGATAATGTGTATTCTACTGATTTCTCACCATTCATAAATGAAGTTCCTGCTCTGAGAATTTCATTGACATTAGATGCAATAACTCTACTCTCTTCATAGTAGTAGTTATCATTAGCTGTGATTGAAGAATTTGGAGCTAACGTATATTCATTTAGATTATCAGGAGAATCAACTGGTTTTCCATATACAGTTCTAATGTTTTCAGAAACATTAGAAGATGGGAAGACCATAGTAGCGACTTGCGGAGACACAACTTGGAACAGTTTATTAGTGCTAGCTTTAGCTGATTTTCCGCCTCCAGAACCACTGCCAAGCATTGATACATTTTCTGCTGCCCAAAGAGCATCGTCAATTTGAATGCAATATTCATCTAAACCAACATTTTGTACACTATGCAATCCATTAATCAGAGATGCTGGGACACCAAAAATTTGATTATTAGCGCCAGTTCCAGCAACATCACTGAGAACAACTAAATCTCCTTCCTTCATACCATGATTGGGTTGAAGAACACGAATAACTTTTTGATTTGCGCCAAATTTTGGAGAAATGCCTAAGGTATTATCAACAAAAATGGCATTCTCTGGAAGAGAAACAAAACCCAAGTCTTCATTAATTAATTTGATACTTGCAACAGTGTTTGTTTCAAACTTGCATCTGTTGATGTTAAATTTAAGGTCTTGTAAATTATCTTCAGACCAAGCACCAGAATTTTGAGATTTGAATAGAGATCCAACATTAGGTGATTCAGTGGCAATGGTAACACTATTGAGGATAGTCTTTCCTACCTCAGAAGTGTATAACTCATAATCTTTACTTGAAGATGTTACTATAACTGCATATTTAATATCATTTTGCAAATAAATTGGACCATCAAAAATAAACTTAGATGCAATAGATGCATCATCTGATGTAGCAACACCCATAATGACAGCAGGATCTGTAATTCTCAACTTTGCTGTAGCTGTTGCCAATCCATCACCACTAGAATTTCCATCAATAGTTACAGTAGGTGCAACATAATATCCTTTTCCTTTTGTTAGTACGTTAACTCCGTAAATTCTGCCACCATAAACTTTAACTGATGCAGTAGCTGGAGTTCCGAAAGAACCACCGACATCGCCAGTAATATTGACGGTTGTTGCATCTGAATAACCTGATCCAAAATTAGTTACATCAATACTATCAATGACACCAGCATCATAGTCTACACTAAATGTAGTCTCTGTAATAGCAGGAGATCTATTTACAGTGAATTCTTCTCCTGCCACGAAATTCTTGCCATTATGATTCTTAAGAATCAAATTATATCTAGTATTTGCAGAAGTAACCGCAAGCTCAGATTTAATTGTACCAGTAGCACCAGATACTTTACCAGTAATTGTTTCACCCTCAATCAAAGTAATACCAGAAGGAACATCAGATCCTAATTTGATTCTTAATCTAGTATCTGAAGAAAGTGTAGTTTCACTAAATGGAACTACAGTTCTAGTAGGAACTCCACCATTAGTTTCTGTAAGATAGATTGAGACTGGTTTTGTAGTATCTTCTCCAGTTGGAGTATCTTTTTTTGCAAAGAACAATTCAATGCTAGAAAGGAAAACACCATCCTCAAATCCAGATACAGTAAATGTCTGTGCCATAGGATCTAACAATCCAGATTGATCAGATCCAGACAAAGAACTATTTACATACTGAACACTATCAGAATTGGATGGAGATCTTCTGGAAATATATGGTGTTCTGGTAGATGCAATAGTAGATGTATTTGTTAATGGCAGACCAGAAACAGTATATGGTGTTTCGGCAAAAGTAGTTACCTCTTCACTATTTCCACTATTAGTAGAACTTGATGTCAATCTAAAGGACTTGCTACCAACAACAAAGGATTTCTTCGTGCTGGCATCATCATAAAATGATGAAGTGTTATTAGTAAAATCTGTAGTTTTTTTGCCTTTGACTGGAGCATATCCACTGGGAATTAAGAAATATCCGCTGATATTTCCTTCACTATCAGTGACAATACTTTCACCAAATCCTTTTTCTGCATATCCACCAATTCCTGTAAATGGAGTAGTGATACTTGTAACATCATCTGGATTTACCCATGCGGAGACATCAATACCATCAAAATAAGCATACAACTTAGTATCTGGTTCAAGATCTTTCGCAACAAATTGAATAAGTTTAGATCTAATATATGGATTATATGGTGTTGCAACAGTTCTGGATCCTCTATCAATCGCTGCTGTTCCAAAAGGTGTTAATCTATTCTGTGTGCCATTTCTAGTTCTGGATCTAGTTTTTCCGTGAAGAACAAGACTACTACTATCAGCAAACTGACTAGATGTAGTTGAATTTGTAGAATTATTAAGACTGTAACTAGGTGTTCCAGTCCAATTCATCTGCCACTCATTCCAAACTCCACCCCAAGGATTAACTGAGTTTTTGATGTTATCTAAAATAGAGTTTTCATTTACAATTAACTCAGGAGCAACTGTAGTATCTTTCCACTCATCAATATTTGGTTTTAAGACACAGATACCAGTATACTTTGCTGATTTGTTTGGGTTGATGGAAGATGTTTTTGTTGCAAATTTATTTTGAACAAGAATTTGCTCAGTATACTTAACTGTAATAAATCCGTTCTTATTTGAATATCCACTAGCAGATCTTTGAGAATCATTTAAATTTTCTTCAATCAATGAAGTTTGAGAAGATGCAAAACTAGGTCTCAAAACTCCACTTTGCATATCAACAGCACAACTATAATCAAGTGATGTAGTACTTCCTATTCCATGACCCTCAAAATTATCTACAATGATACCATTCTTAAATCTATCATTACCAAATTCATCTTTGATTTGAGTGTTGAAAGTATCTTGCTCAAGAAGACTCAGTACAGTGTAATATTCAAGTTTTTCAACTCTCTTCTCTAACTTACCAATATCGCGCATTGTATAGCGACGATTATCAAATGATTTAGTTGTAATATCAGAAATATTGTAAGTATATGCGGGAACATTTACATGATATAAAAGAATAGCATCAGTAATTTCTGCTGGAATCTGTGGATTGAGTGAAGAAGTTCCTTTAGATACTACAAAGTTGCCGTTTTTGGAAATATATACTGAATCAATTCTATTCAAGTAAAATTCATATCCAGATTCAAATGTAGTTCCTGCTAATGCAACTGGTCCTGCGGAAGATCCAGTTCCAGTAAACTTCATAGAGTTAATAGTTAACTTGTCACTATATCCAGGAAGAACTGTAGCAGTGTCAAGACCATCATAATCTGATACTCTGGGTCTAAAATCAACTGCATCTCTTAGTGAAATGTCCCCATAAACTGAAGATTCAAATGAAGGAATATCTTTATATTCAATATTTGTGTATGAATCAACAGTGAAATAATCCCCAGTATTAACACCACCAACATGTTTGAAGTAATCAAATACAATCAGAAGTTTATTTGTTGGGGCAATTTCTCCTGGTTTGAGAACAATTCTAGCGAGATCGTAGTGTGTATCTCTTTGACCACCATCAAAGGTAAATCTGTCGGTAATATCAACGTCTAATTTAGTTGCAGCTGCGGTTGTTGCAGACATATGAACTGACTTAAGACGATATCCATCAGCAAACTGTGCTGGAATAATGGGGTCACTAAATCCAGTATTGACGTTATATTCAGCATCTTCAACCAGAACCTTAGTTTTGGGTGCAGTATCTACTTTTCTTACAGGTGCAATAATCTTATATGGAACATTGGCAAATGATGCACCCAAGTTCAAATTCAATGACTGATTTGAACTAGTTAAAGTTACTGCTCCACTACCAGAAACATCAAGCAAATCACCAGTAGTAGGATTAGAAACTACATAATTAGCTGCTGTAAATCCTAAGAATTGCTCATTAGTACCTACAGTTACAGTTACTGCACCAGCAGCATCAAGATTTCCGAGGAATTGCTTCTGAACAGTATAATTGATGTTAGTATTATTTGGATCTAATACTAAGGTTTTAACATGCTTATTTGGTAGAGGATAAATCAAAGCATTTCTCTCACCACCACTTAATTTTGATCTAATTCTAAGAAGTGTTTTAGTAGTAAATGCAGAAAGAATTGATCCATACACATAAATTCTTGCAGTGTCCTGAGTTCCATCGGGAACCGCAAATCTTACCATATATTTTCTGGTAATACCTGCATCATCAACAACTCTAATAACATCTCCATTGATTAGATCAAGATCTGGTCTTGATCCTAAGTTATGAGCTTTAATGAAATACTCTCCTTCTACTCCATCAAAAGTAGCTCCACTATCAACATAGTAATTTGAATCAGTTGATGCAATATCACCAGCAAAACTATTACCAGTTGTTGAATTAAAGAAACTCTTTGCAAAAGATGAGTTGTATGATACTACGTTATTTACATTTAATACTGCAATGGCACTACAACCATATCCAGTTGATGCAGTAATTTCAACTACAGGAGGAGTGGTAAAAGTTCCTAATGCTTCTCTAGCACTATCACTAATAACAATACTTCTTAACTGACCACTACCTGCATCTACGGTAATATTCGTTGCATCAATTTCAGTAAGTTTATTAACACCATTAATATTAATTGCTGTGATATCCGCAGAATCAACATAATTCTGACCAAAAGATACAATCTTTAACTCCGACAGAGTTCCTTCTTTTTCAGCAAAGTTATATGGTGTAGTAGTTCCATCTTGTTCAGATAAAAGAGTTTCGCCAGGAATAAATTCTCCAGTCACTCTAGAAAGAATTAATTCTCTGGTAGCATCAATTTTTTGCTCTACAATCCCTCTGGCATTACTGGTTTGACCCGTAATAAACTTGCCCTCCGAAAATCCACCTACAGCAATTTTACATTTAATTTTGGTGAAATATTCTACACCAAATAATCCCAACTTAAATAATGCATCTTTATCATAAACACCCGCTGTAGAAGACCCAGAAAGGAAGTTGAATGATCTAGTCTTAGCAATTCCTACATATGGAGTGGTAAGTCTCTCTACAGTCTTAATTGTGCCACTTACACCACCAATTGTAATAGAATCACCAATAGTGAAACCAACAGAACTTGATTTGTGCAATATAACTACTGCCTCAAGTGCATTTGCACTTAGTGCAAAAGACCTAGCACCATTCTGATCCGAAAGAGATCCGCTACTCCAGTTTGCAGGCATTGATGGTGCTGTAGTTGCAGTTGAATATTCAACTGTAAGCACATGGTACTGTTCTGCTTCTGGTGCAGTTTCATCAAGGTTTGCGGTTGTGTCACCAAAAGACATGTCGCCATACTTATCATATAACTTAACTTCTTGGAAAGCATTGGTGCTTACTAAAGTACCACCAGTTAAGTTCTGAGACTTACTTTCTACGTCTGGATATGAAAGTAAGTTTGTTACAGTATAATTTGACCCATCAGATGGAGTAATTGAGTTATTTTCCTGAGTTTCAGTCTCTCTAGCTTTATCTACTTCTACATATCTAACACTAGTAGTTTCAATTTCATATCCTTTTACATATGCTTTTCCAGGTTCTAAAAGTAATACAAACTTAGATTCTGAACCTTGTGGAGAGACACCATTATTATCTGCAGTTTGTAGACTTTCTTTGATACTCAATAAAAAGTCTCTAACGACATAATCACCAGATTCGTCAAATGTTCTTCTGGCAAGAATATCTTCTAATAACGCATTAGTATTAGCAACTCCTACTGTTTGACTGGATACTCCTCCAATAATTTCTAATAATTGAACAAAGTCTTTTTGTTCTGGTGCATCAATAGGTCGTTTTACTAGAGTCACAGTCATTTTTAGTCTGTGTGCTCCAGGTGCTGCAAAGTTTGAATAACCTTGAGCATTATCAAGAAGTGAAAAATCTTCTTCAGAAGTTGTAAGTTGTTCAGATACCACAAAACCCACCTTACAGGAAGGTTGGTTTGAATATTTTTCTAGGATAATTGTTTCAGAATCATTTTTAACCAAAGTACCATTAATAAAATAAATGCCACTTTGTACTGTTACTGCAGAACCATATCCAAGTGCTGGAGAAGCAGTTGGTTTTACGTTTCCAGTAACACCAACAATAGCTGTAGGTGCTCCTGGTGAATTTGCGGTGATAGTCTCGCCTTCAACAAATTGAGTTTGAACATTATTTGTTCCACCACTTTCATATTTTACAAATAATGTTGCTGAATCAGTTGTAGTTGATGCTGTAGCATTTAAAACTGTAGCAACCATACCAGAAGAAGCCCCAGTCATCTTTTTACCGATATAATCGGTAATTTGTAAATTATTCGTAAAAGAACTAATTTTGACGTAACTATATTGTCGGTCTACAATTAACTCCCCAGGTACTACTACAGAACCTTGTCTGAAGTTTGCTTTCGCAAGACTTTCTACTTGATTTTGTAAAATTGATTGCAGCGTAGTGAGTTCTCTAGACTGAATTGAAAATCCAGGTCTAAAGAGAACTCTGTAAAAATCGCTGTTGGGATCAAAATCATCAAAATATGGAGCTTTATTTAGATTCGTACTCTGGGGCATATTATTAAGCTGGGTATTTTTGATCTATGATATATATCAGAATTCTACGACTAATTTTACATCTTCAATTTGGTCAATAGAACGAGAAACAGTTCTTCTGTTCTCAACATAAATGATGTCACCAGTATACTTTTTAACTTCTGGGGTTGAATAACCATTAGCAAAAGTAAGATTAGAAGTCGTAAGGCTATATGTTGTGTCTGGAGTCTCAACTGATCCAGAACCTGCTCCCGTAACTGCGTTGCCACCAGAGAAAGGAGTCAAATCTCCACCCTGGTTGCCAGTAGCAATGTGCTCGTAGCTACTTTGATAAACTTTAAGAATCTTAGTGCCAGAATCCCAAGAAACAACTTTACCAGAAGCACCAGTTCCTGTTTGTGTAACCATCTCATCTACATTAAATGATGCAGAAGTACCAGATGGAAACTTGATTGCAGTGAGAGCATTATAAGTTGTTCCACTAGCAGCACCACCACCTGCTTCCAGAGGATCGCGAAGAATACCAATTCTTCTGAAGTCAGTGTCAACTGGGAACTCAAGGTTCTCGTCATACTGAACTCTAGAGTTAATCATGACACGTTTGGTGCCAAGTTCTTTATAGATGTTATCACCATGTCCACCTGAAGGGGGAATGATAACTTCAAGAACAGCTTGTGTTCCAGGAGCACCAATACCAGTGATTTCAGTGTTATTTACATTGATATAACCATAAGTATAACCAGCACCAGCGTTAGTGATTGTTACTTCACTAACTGCACCACTAGTGACTTTTACAGTAGCAAGTGCTTGAGTTCCACCATTTTGTGCCCAGTCACCACGAACAGGAACATTAGTGTAACCAGTAGTATTGTTATCAACATATCCTGTGCCACCATTTTTGATGACTACAGTATCAATGGAACCATCAACTGCTGCTGCTTTAACATCTGTTCCATTAGTGGGATCACCAGCAGCACCAACACCCCAACTTGATGGGACAGGAATATAAGAACTAGTGAAGAACTTAATTACATCGTCAGTTCCAATGCTATAAAGGAATTTCCATCTATAACCATCTGCGGTAGTAAAGACAGTTGTAGCAGTTCCAGTAGGAGCAACGGTAGAAGCAACACCGTTAGGGTTTGAAGGAGAAGAACCGTTAAAGATACACTTATAAACTTTGTAGTCATTGACCACATAGAATTTGGCGCTATAAAGGTGAGGAGCATTTTCTCCTGCTGAGTTTGCTTTATAATCGCTACTATAATTGGAACGATACATGGAATATGTAATTCCAGAAGTCCAATTGTGTCTTGGGATAACTAATCTTACGTCAGATGAAGTGATTCTCTTGAGAGAAATCATATCATCAAAGATTTCCTTCTCGTAATTGAAGCTGTCAATTGGTGTTGGAGGATTGTTCTCATCTGGTGTTGCCAGATAAGAATTACTATGCTGACTACCTGTTGCTTGTCCAACATAGGAAGTTGCGCCAGCTACAGCAGAGGTGTCCCAGTTTTGTGGTCTACCCATGAAGAAGTACATGTTTGTAGCTACCGCCTCAGAAAATGCTTCCTCAAACTGTTGAGCATTATGAATCCTAAATTGTTCAGAAATTAAAGCTGGCATTTCTATAAATGGTTTACGGTTTTCCTTGTGTTATTTATATTTATCACCCTCGCCAAGCGAGTCTTAAATAATCTCCAGATGTGTGTGCAATTGCCGTAGTTGCTAACGCTCCTCTGACAACTGTGAAATCTTGACCAGAAATTGAAGTATACTGGACAATTTCATTACCAAATTCTAAGTATCCTGCAGGTGGGAAGTTAGAAACATCACCAGTTACCGTAATGGTAGTCACAGTATCATTAATATTTCCATTTAAAGTAAGACCATATGCGACATATGCTTCTGGACCAATGTTAATAATTGACGGTTCAGTAGCACCCTGCGAAACTCCTCTATGAGTAGTGAAGTCACCAACTGTTAATGCTGGGGCATAACGATTCATATGTTCAATAGTAATTCCAGTTCCAAGATATGATGTGAGAGGATCATTGAGATTCAATGGTTCATATTGGAACTTGTTATTGTCAAATGTCTGGAGATTATATGCCAGACCTGCATCAGAAGTTTCTCTGATCATTTTATTCTCAACTTCAACTACTGTAGTGTTTGATGAAGTAAGTTGAGAAACGACAATTGGGAGCAAGAACTCTTCATCACGATCACTTACAACACTAAATCCTGTAATTGGTACAGTAGTGTTTGAAATTACTGTAGTTTCTTTCTTAGAGAACAATGGAGTTTTAGGTCTGATAATTTCATATTTCTTGGCAAAAATCAACTCAGGAGGTTCAGTATACCCAGAACCAGGATTAGTAATCACAACATTAGTAACTTTACCATTGGTGATTTCTGCATATGCCTCTGCACCTGTTCCTGGGTTTCCACACTCAACTTTAAAGAGAACTAAAGGTGCTACATCATACTCAAGACCAGGGTTAGTAATGTTAACTCCAGTTACTTGATAATCAAATACTGGTGGAATACCAATGGTATTAGAAATACCCATGGTATTTTCAACACCAACTGTATTTCCGCCAGAAATAGGCACGCCAGATACGGTTGCATTGGCGACAGCGTTTTTACCGCGAATATATGTGTTATCAGTGTATACAAATGCGGTGTAAAGTAGATTATCAGTATTTTCAAGTGCTCTTTGATCAATTCTAATGATTTCTTTTGGTGTTTCTCCATCAATCTTAATAAGATCACCAGGATGAACAATGTCTCCTGTGTTTGAAACCTTACTAAAGTATCTACAACCATCTGGAGTATTTTCACCAATATATTCTAGATTCTCAAATATATCTCCATTCCAAATAGAAATTGTCTTATCAAATGTCTTGCCATAGAAATACAGACAATGACACTTTTTACCTTTCTGAGGTGCCTCAGAAAATGTAATGACATTATCAATAATTGTATATGCCACTCCTTCTGCTTGAGGAACACCATCAAGAAGAACTAATACCTGATGATGGTCTGGTGGTAAAATAATATCGTCTCCAAACTTAAACTCAAATGACTTCTGATTATCATCAAACAAATCAGCAAAATTGTTTAGAACTTTATATTTACTGAATGTATAAGCGTGGAAATGTCTTTCTTTAGCATGGACTCTAGTAAACTTAATCTTGTTTGGATTAACAGTTCTATCAATAGTATAAGACTCACCATAAATCTGTAACACACCATCAATAAATATCAACAGATTTTCATCTGCCTCAGTTACAACATTAGATCCATTGAGTTTCTTGATTTCAAATTCTTTATTGACACCATCAAATAAAATATCTTTAATCTTATATGAATATCTGGCATCATCTGCAGCGTTGATAAACTTATAGAAGATAGAATAGAATGTAGTTCCTGCTTTTGGTCTCTCATACAATGTAAGATCAGAATTGAGATAATCAAACTGTCCTTTTGTGTAAAGAGCATTAGTAACATCACTAGAATCAAGAGATCCAGATGTTGTTAAGAAATCTGGCAAGATAGTAAAGTCTTTATTGTATAACTGGTTTGCAATTGCAAGTTTCATCATATCACGCGCCTTATTGAAGGCAGTTGTTGATTCTGCAAGTTCACCTGCAATACCATTAGTAAGAAGAGCAGTACCATCAATATAACGTTCGGTAGAATCAAGAATATTTGAGTTTCCACCTGTTCTCATATCATCAATAATAGAGTCAACGATAATTCCAAGATCTC